CCTGATTCGTGTGGTGGCAAATTCACATGTCTGTTGTCAGTTGAACAGAGTGTATTGGTGCCTAACACGGATTTGCGAATTTGTTATGCACATTCAGGAGGTTCCTTCAAGGATATCACCAAATGGCTACCTAAAGATAATCTTCCCGAACATGAATTTTCAATGATTTGGAGGAAACTTGATGGTAGTATGGTTACTAGTCGCGGTAGAGCATCACCACGCATCACTTCCAATGGCGTTTGTAAGTTTGTGGGTGGTGAATACCGAGATTTGACTATTAACACATTTCGTGGTTTGTGTGGTGCTGTGCTTATATCCAAAGGAAAAGGATCTGCAATTACGGGCTTTCATCTCGGAGGACGAGATAATACAGCTCAAGGTTGTTACGGACTTTTGACGATAGATCAATATAAACTTGCTGAAGTTGAATTACTGAAATTAGAAGGTACTATTATTTCTGGTTCAGGAGACAATTTTGAAAAGCAAGTTTTTGGAGTGAATATTGTCCAACCTACTGCACCGCATCACAAGAGTCCTTTGAATTGGATGCCTAAGAACTCACAGATTGCATATTATGGCCAGTGCCCTGGTCAGACCACTAGCAAATCGGATTTCAGAATTTCGAAGATATCCGAGACTGTAATGTCAGTGGTTGGTGAGCCAAATATTTGGTGTGCACCTAAAATGCAACCTGAATGGTTTGGATGGCAGAAGTGCCTTTCGAACATGGCAAATCCAGCGAAACCATTTGATTATAAGGTCCTTAAGGTAGCAATACTGGATTACAAATCCGATATGCTGGACATATACAGGTTGCCACATAACAAGCATTTAACACCATTGAGTGACCATGAATCCTTGTGTGGTATCGTTGGAACAAAATTCATCGATGCCATTAATTTATCAACATCAATAGGTTTTCCTTTGAAGGGTAATAAGCGTAAGTACATAATAGCACATGAACCTACTGAGGAAAAGCCAAATAATATTGAATTTGATGATGTAATCAAGGATGAGATTAACAGGTGTTTGAATTGTTATAAGCGAGGTGAACGCGCATATACTGTTGCTAAGGCATGCAAGAAGGATGAGGTATTGTCAAAAGAGAAATGTCGCATATTTTACGGTAATCCAATAGCATTGACGTATTTGGTGAGGAAGTATTTCTTACCGATTGTACGTATAATGCAATTGTATCCGCTGAAGTCCGAATGTGCCGTTGGAATTAATAGTCATGGTCCTGAGTGGGAGCAATTCCACAACCATGTCTATAAATACGGCAGTGATCGGTTAATAGGTGGAGATTATGGTAAATATGACCAGAAATTGCCGTCGCAATTACTTTTTGCGGCAGTTCGTATTCTCATTGACTTTGCTGAATGCTGTTCTTACACGCATGAAGATCTTGAAATCATGCGTGCAATGTCAGGTGACTTGGTTTATGCATTAATAGCTTTTAATGGTGATTTGATAGGTCTCACTGAAGGGTCCCATATATCTGGTAATTCATTGACAGTTATTTTGAATAGTATATGTGGTAGTTTGAATTTGCGATGTGCTTTTTATAGCAAATTCCCACAAACATACTCGTTCCGTGATTATGTAGCCCTTATGACTTACGGTGATGATAATATTGGATCAGTGTCAAGTGAGATTGATGGATTTGATATAGTGACAATTTCTAAATTCTTGGAAGAGCATGACCAGACCTACACAATGCCAGATAAAGAATCGGAGTTAATACCATTCTTGCCAGAAAGTGAATTTGAATTTCTCAAACGCAAAAGCGTCTACTGTCCAAAGAAAAATAAGATAGTGGGAGCACTTGCTGATAAATCGATATTTAAGATGTTACATTGTTATTTATATAATAAGAAATGTGAGTATTCTGAGGAATGGGCTTGTGCCCAAAATATTGATACAGCATTGCGTGA